TGGTGTAATATACTGGGCAATTTTTAAACATTTTCGAAAGATGCACCTGTAGGTGTAATTATAAATTCCAAATCAATGAATTCCAATGAGCGGGTTGGTTTAATATATATTTTACCTCTCAAAGTATTTGCATCTATATCCTCCGGGTCATTCGATACTGTTACTCTGAATTCATAGACACCTCTTTCTCTTTTTATTGATTCCAATATTGGATTAACTAATCTTAAGAACTCATTACGAACTTGTTCATCATTTTGTTCAAATAAAAGTCTAACCGCAACTGCTGATATTAATTTTCTTGCTCTCAATAAAAGTCGTCTTACGTTTATTCTATCCAAAGCAGATTCTCTAACTTGTAGAGTTTTGTTACCCCAAATTATGGTACCTGTATCAGCAAAAGTCGCAATTGGGTTGATTCTATTCTTATACAAATCGTCTCTTTCATCCACTGTTAATTTTTTGTATGCTTTGATTGAATTAACCAAACCTCTTGAATAACCAGCAACCGCGAACCATGGGAATGAAACATTATCAGTTAACGCAATGTTCCTCAATACTTCACCTGTTGGTGGTAAAAACAATTGTGTTGCATTATCCACATCTCTCACTTGAATCCACGGCCAATATGTTGCTGAATAGTTACTATCAATCGATACTAAATCTAATGAATCGATAATCTCATCACTCGTTGTTTGATTTGGACTTGATATTACATACAAAGAATCTGCCCTATCTTCCTCAACCATTTCAATCGAGTAGGCTGTCAATGAACTATGGTCATAAAAGTTAATACCCGGCGTTGCAAATATATTAATGTCAACTGCTTCAGGGTTTGCGAAGGTATCGATACCTTGTATATATGAGTAATAATCAGAATTACCTGAAATAGTACTAAACACACCTCCATTTGAAGTATTACCACTTACATATGTTGGTTTACCAAAGATATAACTATCACCATATGTTCTTACATTTCTGTAAATGTCCCAACCATCAAATCCACCACATACAGCCAATGTAAACTTTCTATAGTTAATATTTGTTAATTTATTGTTTGTTGCATCTGTTTGACCTTCTAAATCGTATGATGTTGTTAAATACGTCGTACCTGTCAAAGTTGAAGCGTTTGTTGATAAGTGAAACCCTTCAGTTGATGAAGTTGCATTTATTCCTTTAAATTTAAATAAATCTCTATCAAATGTATTTTGACTAACTTGATTACCTAAACCAAAATATGTTCTTCTTAGTTTATCACCTGAAGATAGAATTGGTGTACCATCCGCTTCATATCCCATAATATCACCAGCATCGTAGAATTCCGTTTTATACATAACAGACCCCAAAGTTTTTGTATCAAATGTACTGTTTGAAACAAAACCTTTAAAACCCGCAGGATATGCGTCCGATGGTGCACTATTACTCATCGATAACATAATATATCTTGAACGTAATTCATATTCTCCATCGGAGGTACCAATCTTTCTTGCAACATATCCAGGTAAATCTGGGTTCATTGAACATCTTGAAAATTTTTCAAGTACAACAATATTATCATCAGTATCGTTAAAGTCCCTAACAATTAAATCGAATTCACCTGTTTCAATATTAATGTTTATTATCGATATTTTTACTTCAAAATTAGCACTGTCCCCATCCGAAATGGTGATGATGTCAAACAAATCAACAACTTCACCACCACGAACTTCTGAAACAATTGTCGGAGAAACAGGTGTGTCCCATTTTGTTCTAAAAGAATTTCCTTCACTTTCATAGATTTCTGTTAAACTTAAACCTCTGATATAACCTTGTTTGTAAGCCTCTAAAAGATAATTGGGGTATGATTCAAAAACATAAATCGGAACATCACCTTTTAATCTATCGTAAACATCGGTCCCAAATACTTTAGTTACATATTTTGAAGAAGTACTATCCATACTACATGTAAAAGATTTTGCCCCACTTGTTGCACCTGTTACGTTTACGGTGAATTCAGATAAAGGATTTGATGTCAAACCAGTCCCACTAATGTTAAAACTGGAATCCGTAGTTACTTCGAGATTTAATGTTTGTCCAACATATGAACCTCTCGGTCTAAAAGATAAAATTATCTTTCCATCGTAGTCACTATTCAAAGTTGCGTTATAGGTATATCTTGTTACATCAAACCTTGAAGTACCACTATTGTAAACAAATAAATAAGAATATACCTCAGTGCTTCCTGTATTAACTAAAACATTATACCACTCTTTGTTATTGTTATTATTTGCGTTATCTAAACCTGTTAATGGAGAAACTTCTTCTAAAGAAGAGGTTAATGATGTTGTACCCGAAGATGGTACATTTCCCATAACAAACCATTGACCGTGATTTGACGAAGTATTACCGCTAAAATTAGATACAATATAATCAGTAATATAATTACCGTCTACTGAAATTTTATCGGACAATTCCGAATATATCGTACTACCCGTAATTGTACTCGTGGTTGCTGACATGGTTAAACCACTTGTTGTTCCACTTAAAGTTCCTAAAGTAACTCCACCAATAGTTTGTACTCCAAAACTTTTACTTGGCATATATCCCGTTAAACCTAATATCCTTGTAACAAATAATTGGTTTGATTCTTCTAAGTATGATTTGGCAAAATATGGTAATTCAAATTTTGGGTTACCATTTCCATCTTTAAGTGGAGACGTTGTTCCAAAATATGATTTAAATTCATCAAAATCTGTTATTAAAATTGGTTCAAACGCGGGACCTTTTAAGGTCTCACCTACTAAACCAAGTGTACTTACACCCACGCTTTGAGCTACAAAAGTTAAATCTTTTTCTGATGTGTATACACCAGGAGATACAAAAACTCTATTTGAATTTGCCATTTTTATATTGTTTGGTTATATTATTTTATTTCTTTTTATAATAAATATTATCACATTTACCAAAGATTCCCTTTATTTTATAAAAAAAAATAGTTATATATATAAATTTATCTTTTTTTATCTATATTTATCTTTATGAAAGATAACACTTCTAAAAATATAAAAATAAGTGAATATCATCACAAAATACTGAAAGAATATTGTGAAATTAACGGATTAAAAATTCACAAAGTAATTCAAAAAAGTATTGAAGAAATTTGTAAAAATAACACAAAACAAATACAACAACAAAAAAGGGACATTTATGGGGATTAAGTTAGTTCATATGAATATGAATACTTTGATTTACCAATTGAATTAATGGTAACCCCTGAAAATGTATTATTACCTGTAATATTTGAATAATTTTCATTAATTGTGTATTGTGTTGTTCCCGATGTTTGATTTGTGTCAATAAACAATCTTACGGTTTGATTTATTGAATCACCTATTATAGTGTTAATAACATCATTAAAAACAATCTCTATTGTTTTATCTACTTTATATTGTGAGGTCGCGGTATAAGTGGCAATAACTGAACCACTACTATATGAAGAATTTAAAGTTATTAAATTACTTTTATTACTACTTTTTAATTTTCTACTATCAACTTCAGTCATCAATATTGCTCTTGAAATCGCTGGTGAAACTTCAAACTCTTCTTCATCAATCAAAAACCCTAACATCGTAAAAGAATAATTTTGAACATAGAATCTTCTACCATCCATTGTATCCATTGCAGTGTTATCGTTTTCTATTCTATCTAAAATTATTGGTATATAATGTCCTTTAATTTTAGTATAAGCTTGTCTTGATGAAAATTTTTGTAAAACTTTTTTATTGAAAGTGTTAACATCTCTAAATTTTGTACAAACAATTGTTACATCAAATCCAATGTCAACAGGTACAGGTTGAGGTATTTTATATACATCGGCACCCATTTGATTTCCATCCCAAGTTGGTACCGAGGCATAGAAAAAATCTCGTCTATCGGGTATAGTTCTTTGAATTGATGGATTGGTACCTAATTGAACATCAGGTTTTCTAACAACCGCAATAAATGGTAATTTTATATTACCATCTTCATCTGAAAAGTTCCAATTATTTTTAAATTCTGACCATCTTTGAATCGTTAGTATTTTTGGTATTATAGGTAACTCTTCACCATCAGACATTATTTTAAAATTCTCTTTTACAAATTCAAGCATACCCAAATCCATGTCATCATGCATAATTGAATCAGGTAAAAAAGTATCTGATTTTGTTATTTCTTCTAACAATTCTTTTCTTCTACCAATAACGGCATTGTCTGTATTTTGACTAACACCAAAAACTTTTATATCTGTTTTTCTTTTAGGTAATCCCATAATTAAATTCCTCTAAATTCAAATTCTTGTGCTGGTACACAAAGAATAGTTCTATAATATGGTTTAAAACCAAACATATTATGTTTATTGTCTGATACAACTTTACCATCATTTGCGACAGTATAATATCTAATTTTTTCTTCAGATTCGGGATACCCAATAAAATCACCGTATTTAATATCTATTTGCATTTCTTCTAAATGTTTTAAATAAACGGATATTGACATATTTCCTGGTTCTAAAAATCTATTTACACCTTTTGTGTAACTGTTATTTTTTGGTTCGTCTATTTTTACCAAACCATAAAATTCAACAGGTGGATAAAATTTTATTCCATCTTTACCCACTTCACCATACACGTTATCAGTATCTGTTTTTTGTCTATCAACTCTAAAAAGAACCAACCTCATACCTAAATCACCGTGTAGATACTCTTCACCCAATTGAACATTTAAATCCATATCTGTCTGGGAAAAAAATTTTGAAATTCTTGTAATAGGTAATTTGTTTTTCATATATAATAAATAGTTTATATTATCAATCTTATTTATTATTATTTATTAAACATGCTTGATAAAGTACCGGAAATTGTTGCAAAAAATATTTTAGAGACCTACGACGGTTACAATAACCAAATGCTCGATTGGAAAAAAAAATTTGAAACAAATAAAAGTTTTAAATTAACAAGACCTCAATCTGAATATGTTATCAAATATCACGAAGTTGTACCTAAAGTAGCAAGAAAAAATATTGTTATAGTTGAGAACTTTGGAGAAAAATTAAAAGAAACAAAGGAATTAGATTTTGTTCCCGAAAAAATATGGTGTGAAAAATTATTGTGTGAAACAGATAAGGCGTACCACATATGGGGTAAGATTTATGAAAATCAAAAAAATCATGCTATGTGGATTCCAAAATCCGCAATTATACAAGAAGAAAAAAAATTAAATAGAGAAATAGATTATTCCCCATACGATAATAGACCACCATTACCACATCAAAAAATAGCAATTGAAAAATTATTAGCTAATGATAGATTTATATTGGCGGATGATATGGGATTGGGCAAAACGACATCAACAATAATTGCTTCATTAGAAAGTCAATCAAAAAAAATTCTTATAATATGTCCGGCCTCTTTAAAAATAAATTGGCAAAGAGAAATTGAAATTTATTCAAACAAAAAAACTCTAATTGTGGAAGGAGGTAAATGGGGTTCAACATTTGATTTTTACATAATAAATTATGACATTATAAAAAATTATCACACAATTGGTGAACCCGAAATTGGTGAAGAAAAAAATACACAAATTTCATCTACTAATTTTGACTTAGCAATAGTTGATGAAGCTCATTACATTTCAAATACAACAGCACAAAGAACAAAGTTAATAAATGATATCTTATCAAAGATACCTAAAGTTTGGCTACTTACAGGTACACCTATGACATCGAGACCGATAAATTATTTTAACCTATTAAGAATTGTAAATTCAAATGTGACTTTAGATTGGTCTTCATATGTTAGAAGGTATTGTGGTGGATATCAGTTTACAGTAAACGGTAGAAAAATTTGGAATACAGGTGGAGCAACAAATTTAGAGGAACTAAGATTAAAAACAAAAAATACCATCTTACGAAGATTAAAAACAGATGTGTTGGACTTACCCGATAAAATTATTAGTCCTGTATTTTTAACTCTATCAAGTACCGAGTATGATAGCGGATTGGAAGAATTTATTCAAATTGCTCAAGAAAATAAAAATAAAGAATCATTATCTGTTACAATTAACAGATTAATGAAAATTAGAAAAATAATTTCAGAACAAAAAGTTGATTACACTTGTGAGATAATTGATAGATGTTTGGAACAAGGAAAAAAAGTTATTGTTTTTACAAATTTTACAATGGCTTTAGATATGTTACATGAAAAATATAAAAAAAATTCAGTTGTCTTAGATGGTAGAATGTCTAAAGAAAAAAGACAAAAATCTGTTGATAGATTTCAAACCGAAGATAAAATAAAAATTTTCATATCAAATATTGTTGCTGGCGGTGTTGGTATTACCCTAACAGAAGCCGAAGTTGTTATCATGAACGATTTATCTTTCGTTCCCGCACATCACAGTCAGGCGGAAGATAGGGCATTTAGATATGGTCAGAAAAAAAACGTAGTAGTTTATTATCCGATTTTTGAAAACACAATAGAAAAAATTGTTTACAATATTTTACAAAAAAAGAAAAATATAATCGACCAAGTTATGGGTGACGGTGATTTTAGTGAAAATTTCGCCCAATCACTTCTCAAACAAATCATTTAATTCTTTTTTTATTTTTTCTTTTTCATCTATATCCACAATATTATTATCAATTATTTTATTCCAAACACTGTAAATCATTTGTGGTTTGAATTCATCATCTTTTTTTGATAAACTTGCAGTGAGTTTATTTTCATTAGAATTATATTTTATTTTACTTTTTTCACTAATTTCTAAAACAAAATCAATGTTTCTTTTTGTACAAAAAAGAAAAAACTCATAAAATATTTTAGAATTAAATATATTATTGTTAGACATAGTGTACTGAATATACGAGTATTTATAAATAAAGTAAATTCATGAGTATAACAATAATTTCAAATACCGAAAAACAAAAACTATATACACAAGTTTTTCATTTATTAGGTTTACCTGTTAGAGGTGTCGAATTAACCGAAGAACAAATGGACACCTTTTTAGAGTTATCGGTATCAGAGTATGAACAGTACGTTAATGATTGGTTAATCGAATCTCAATGGTCGGCATTAGTTGGATTAGATGTGGATACACAATCCCTAACAAGAGCATTCACAACAAGAAGTTTGGATTATGAAACACAATATAGTCACTCGTACTCTAAGATTGTTGGATTACAAGCCGGTGGTGATAGTGAATTGAAAAAAGATTATATAACATTGTCAGCTAACACTCAAACGTATGTAATTCCCGCTGGTAGAGAAATAAACGAATTACTATGGTTTACAAGAGCCGAACTGACCGATTCCATTGTTGACCCGTTTTTGGGTGGATTTGGTGGTTTAGGTGGCGTTGCTTTTGGGGGTGTCGGTGGTTTTGCTCAACAAGGCGCATCGGGGTCATATTTCTTATTACCAGCATACGACCTTTTATTGAGAATGCAGGACAGAAATTTAAAAAATAGACTTATAGGTGGTGAACTCACATATCGAATAACAGCGGGTCCAAATGGTACTAAAATAGTTCATTTATCAAACGTACCTGGTGGTAGATTCGATTTTGGTTCGATACAAAATAATAGAAGTAGAGTTTGGTATTGGTACTATGACACCACATCAAGTGACACTTGTTTAGATAAAAATAGTGGTATCGTTAAATTACCATCAGATGTGGAGGTTGAAGAACTAACATGGGACATGTTAAATAAACCCGCACAAAATTGGGTTAGAAAGTATCTTATTGCCTATTCAAAAGAAGGGTTAGGTAGAATATGGGGTAAATTTTCAGGTGATTTACAAGTACCTGACAGTACAATAAAATTAGACTATAGTACATTGTTAACCGAAGGTAAAGACGAAAAATTAAAACTAATTGAAGAATTAATGAATCGTTTAGAAAGACTTAGACCAGATAAATTATTGGAGCGAAAGGGAGCAGAAGCTGAAAATTTAAACAAGGCTCTTAAATATAGACCTTTCCAATCACCATATAAC